ACAATACCAGTATTGATGTTATCGGGACAATAAATACAATCGCTTCGTATGACGTGAATGGTGACCCGGTAATACAGGCTGTTCCCGGTTGGCATGTAAATCTTCGGGCTGAAGGTATGCCGCCGGAGACAGTGTCTGCTCTTTCTAAGTTCAATCTAACTCCGCCTAACACTCCTTATCGAGTCTGGGCGTAAAACCTTCGTGGCTGACAGTGAAGCCTCTACTGTCAGATAACCATGCAATACTGAGGCAATCGGTTGAAGGACCGCAAAAACTAAACATGGTTGATACCAACAAGACTGTCGCTGTTGACACCGATAACCTTTCGGATTTTGAAATGCTTCTGAAGGGTACAGCCACTCCGGCTGAAGCTACTCCGGAAGAACCGGTTATCATCGACGACAACCCCGAGGCCGATCCCCTAGCACCCGAAGTCAGTGAAACTTCTTCTGCTGAAGAAGATGATATTGTTGATATTCCCGTTGACGAACAGGAAGAATCGGCAAATCTGAAGCTCAAGCCGAAGAAGAAGACTGCACAGGAACGGATTGATGAACTGACTGCAGCCCGTCGGGCCGCTGAACGCGAGGCAGAAGACCTCCGTCGGCAGCTTGCCGAACGTAGTCAGCCGAAAGAAGTAGAGACTAAGGAAGCCGTTGAAGCTCCGGCAGGCCCGACCCCGGACGACGTCGATGCAAACGGTGAAGCCAAATACCCGCTTGGCGAGTTCGACCCCGGTTTCATCCGGGACCTGACTCGTTTCACGCTGCAGCAAGAGCGTGAGGCCCTTCGGGCACAAGAAGCTGCCGAACGTCAGGCGGAGCAGGAACGCTCTGCTGTTGAGGAAATCCAGCGAGGTTGGCAGGAACGTCTTGCCGTCGCTGAACAGACTCTTCCCGACATTCAGGAAAAGGGTATGGCTCTGGAATCGACCTTTGAAGGTCTAGACCCGAGCTACGGCCAATACCTTGCCCAGACGATCATGTCGATGGAGCATGGCCCCGAAGTCCTTTACTACCTTTCGGACCACATCGAGGAAGCCAAGGCGCTTGTCGCCGGTGGCCCACTCAAGGCAACTCTCGGATTGGGTGAACTGAACTCGATGTTCAAGTCACGTAAGACCGAGCCAACAGTCAAAGTAACTAAGGCTCCCGAACCCCCGGTGGACCGTGCTCGCGGCACCAACGGTCGGTTCGATGTAGCTGACGATACCGACGACTTGGATGCCTTTGCCAAGAAGTTCTATGGTAAGTGACTAGGTCACGAAACAAAGTAAAGGAACATTGGCAGAGGCGGTAGACTAAGGACTAAAATCAACTATGGCTACTGTTACTGTCACCCAGCAGAAGCTGGTGCTTAACACGTTTGCGACCATCTTTCAGAATAACCTGATTGCCTCCGACCTCGTTAGCTGGAAGCAGCACGATGCCGAAATGGACGACCGAAATGGTCTGCAGGTTATCGAGCAGGTTGGTCCCCGTTACACTGTGACTGAAACTACCGACGGTGTCAAGGACCTGTCGGCTGGTGTTCAGGACAGCGTGTTCGGTTCGGAAATCTTCAAGGTGAACAAGACCTTCGGCGTCAGCATGGGCTGGGGCGACTTCGTGAAGGTACGCGACATTGGCTCGGCCCGCGAAAGCGAAGCCCTCAAGGCCGTGGCACAGCAGCTTGCCGAGAAGATCGACGCTTACGTGCTGTCGACTGCGATTCTCGCGTCGAACAACTGGGTCGGGACTGCCGGTAATAACGTTGCTGATCTTGGCGACGTCGCTACCGCTTACACCCGTCTCAAGGAAGAAGGCGTGGACGACAACGACCTCCGCATGGTGCTGTCGTATGCCGACCGTCAGTCGCTTGCCGAAACCCTCGTGGCGTATCCGGCCACCGACAGTCTGTCGACCGGTGCGTTCCGTCGTGGCTTTGAAGGTGAAATCTACGGTGTTCCCACCGTGTTCACCCAGCAGCTTCCGGCGATCACTATGGGATCTCGTGCGGCCTCGGGTGCTGCTGCCATCAATGGTGGTGCGCAGAATGTGAACTACTCGGCTGTTGCGGCTTCGACCGCTCCGGGTTACTTCATGACCCAGACCATTGCCATCGACGGCCTGACTGGTACGCAGACGATCAAGGATGGTGAAGTCTTCACTACCGCGGGCGTGTATGCTTGGGACAACCGTGCTGGTGTTACCACCGGTCGTCTGCAGCAGTTCCGCGTGGTTGGCGACCATACCGCGACTACCGGTGCGATTGCGGCTCTCCGCATCTTCCCGGCTCTGATCGTTCAGGGCACCAGCGACGTCAACACCGCTCACGCGACCGTTGACTCGGCTCCGGCTGATAACGCTGCAATCACCTTCATCGGCACCGCCTCGACTGCATATCGTCCTCGTGCGATTATCCAGAAGAATGCGATTGTCGTAGATACGGCGCAGCTTATCCTGCCCGCGACCGGCACTGCCCGTCGTATGGGTCTGACGAAGGTCCCGCTTTCGGTTCGTATGTGGCAGCACAGCGATTTCGATACCGGCGCTCACAGCGTCCGCTTCGACGTCGCCCTCACTGCTAACGTCCGCGAGCGTCGGCGCATCGTCCGCCTCAACGGCTCGTAATGATCGTCGTGACCTAGGGTCACTGAATTTGGGGGAGTCTGGGAGTCTCTGGGCTCCCCCTTTTTCTTTGGAGTAAGTAATGACGACTATCTCGCAGATCATCACTGACGCCTACCGCGAGAGCAACCTCATCGCTGTTGGTGGCTCGCCGACTACGGCAGAGCAGACCGAGGCGCTCCGACTGCTGAATCGTGTCGTCAGTTCGCTCTTCGGTAACGAAATGGGCGACCCCCTTTCCGTGCTTCCGCTCGGTAAAGGCAATATCCAGACGCCGAACAGTGTCAACCTCTACATGGATGACCTACTGGACTATTACGTCCCGGCTAACACTCGGTTGCAGTGCAATCTCGAAGAAGAGACTACTGTCAACCTCTCACCCAATCCTCGTGACGGTGAACGCTTTTCGGTAGTGGACGCCAGCAACAACCTTGCTACCCACAACCTTCTCGTTTACGGTAACGGACGTCTGATCGAAGACGCGACGAACATCGTCCTTGATACAAACGGTTTGAGCCGTGAGTGGTTCTACCGTGATGACCTTGGCGAATGGGTTCGGCTTACCGATCTGACGGTAGACAGCAACAGTCCTTTCCCCACCGAGTTCGACGACCTCTTGGTCACTCGGCTTGCTCTCCGGCTCTCGCCGCGTCAGGGGGCTGAATTCGACGGTGAGTCGCAGGTAGAAATGACCCGGCTTGAAAAGAAGTTTCGGGCTCGTTACAAACAGTCGACGACGGTTGACGTCGAAGACGGCCTGCTCAAACTGCCTAGCCGAAAGCAATGGGCTAACGGCGGTAGCGGGACTTCATTCAATAGGGGTATCCCACGGTGGTAACGTCCGTCACCTTCTTCCCGAGCCTCTCTGCACGTCAAGTTGCAGCCGAGCCGGTAATCACTCTCAAGAACCGTTTTGCCGAACAGAACCCCCGTCTGAACGACAGCCCGGTATCGCTGATTGCTCGACCCCGGCTTAAGAAGTTTGTGGAAGTCGGGACGGGCCATATCCGCAAGGTCTTTTCTACCCCCGGTGTCTTCAACGATGACCTCTTCGTGGTGTCCGGTTTGAAACTTTATCGCGGGGGTTACGGCGGGACTTTCTCCGACAAGGGAACTATCTCGACGCAACTTACTGGCGGCGTTTCGATGTGCGCTGTCGCTCCTATTGGAACAACCCCTGCTTTCTTGTGGATTGCCGAGGGCGGTATCCTCTGGGTCTACACTGACAACGGTCAGGCTATGGGCCACTTGGAAGTGACTGGCACTCTAGCTAACAACGACACCTTCGTAATCGGAGGCGTCTACTACAAACTGACTAACGGGTCAGTCGACACCGGCACCCCCAATGGGACGTCTGGGACGCCTTACCTCGTTAACATCGGTTTGAACAACGGCGACGCCATCACGAACCTTTACAACGCCATCAACGCCACCGGTGTAGCGGGCACGGACTACTCGACTAACATCGTCGATCCTCACGCTACCGTGTTTGCAGGGTCTTCGTCCAGCACGGACCTTTACGTCTACGCCTACGAATACGGCACCGCAGGGAATTCCATTGCCGTTTCCGAGACTTCCGCTAACGCGGCGTGGACTGCAGCGACCCTTGCTGGCGGCGGTTCTGAACAGCTTCGGCAGGTTCAGGTCCCGGGAGACGTCGGTGCTATCTCGGTAGCCCAGATTAACAGTTACGTCATCGTGGTGCCGATCCAGACTGCTGACCTCAAGGGCCAGTTCTTCTGGGTTAATCCGGGTGAAACCAAGATCGACCCTACGGACTTTGCTACTGCTGAACGGTCGCCTGACGGTATCAATCAGGTTGTAGTCTTTGGTGAAATGTTCTGGCTGATGGGTCAGAACACGACCGAACCTTGGGTCACGACTGGTGATGCGACTGCTCCGATGGAGCGGTTCAAGGGCGTTCTCTACGACCGTGGGTCGTGGGAAGGTGCAGCCATTCAGGTTAAAGACAGTCTAGTAACTATCGACGAAGACGGCGGTGTTTGGGTTATCTCCGGTGGATCGAACCGAGTCTCTACCCCGGATATTGAGGAAAAGATTCGCCGGGCTATCCAAAAGGCAGCCCTGATCGCGTCCTTCTAAGGAAAAGCTATGTCTATTCAATTCATGGACAACTTCCAGTTCTACGGGACGTCGACGGCGAATATGTTGGACGGCCTTCCGTGGTCGAGTATCGCTGGTTCGCTAACGACCGACCCGGATCCCAACGCTTCCGGCAACGTCCTCCGTGTTACTTCAACGAATAACAACAGCAATACCACCGATACACGACTATCGCTTCCGTCCGTGACGGATAAAGTAGGTTGCGGTATGAGGTTCTACATGGGCTCTCTGCCAAGTAGCTCTGGCGTTAGGCCTGTTGTTTTGGGATATCGTGATCTGACTAACAGTAAAATTTATGACTGGATCATTGAAACCAACGGATCACTGAGTCTATACAACGGTAGCGGAACTCTGATTGCGACCACGACTAATCCTGTGATGGCTCCGCGTTCGTGGTTCCATTACGAGTTCTACATCGACCTCAACGTCGGGACTTACGAGGCCCGTATCGAGGGGGTGACAGTCCTCTCGGGAACCGGTTTGACGTCGCTGCAGAACATCTACCTTATCGGTATGTCTTCGCGTCAGAACCTTACCTCGAATACCAATGCCCAGAACTACATGAAGGACTTCGTCCTGTGGGATTCCGCAGGATCGAATAACAACACCTTCCTTGGTCCGGTGGCTGTATTCTTGCTTAAGGTGAATGGTGACGTATCTTCGGGCTGGACCCGTTCTACCGGAAGCTCGGACTACGCTCTTCTGGATGAAACTACCCCGGATGATGCCGATTACATCACCGCCGATGACACACCGCCTGCGGCTTCAATCATGACCTTGGAAGACCTTGGTCCTGAAATCGTAGGTGTTCGTGGGTTGCAGATGATGGCTCGGGCTAAGAAGTCTGACGGTGGTGACGCCACCCTACAGCTTTCGATGCTCTCTAACGCTGCAGAAGACCTTGGTGGAACTCACGCAGTCACCACTGGTTACAAATACTGGTGGGACATTTCCGAACTTGACCCTAACACCGGTTCTCTCTGGGACCCGCTTGCTGTTAACGCGGCTAAGATTAAGGTCAATCGCACAGTCTAAGGCGTCGCTTTAGCGACTTAAGCGAGCAACAGATGGTAGAAGCAGCGACGATTGACGTCTCCCAGACTTTTATTCTGGCGACGAATCAGTATAATGCCCAAGACCTACTAGCGTCACAGGCGTTTGCGCTGGCTGCTGCCATTTGGCCCGCAGACGGTGTTCTAGTTTCTCAAGCACATGGGTTAGCGGCTGTGGCATCTGCAAACACTATTTCGACGTCTCAAGCGTTCGTCCTTGCAGCTTGCACTGGGAGAATCGCTGACCCCAACCTTCGGGTTTGGACTTACACACTGGATGGACATGACTTCGTAGTCTTCCGTCTGGGTAACGACGAGACGCTGGTTTACGACATGACGACTAGCCAGTGGTCTACGTTCGCTTCCGGAAGTGGTGCCCTTTGGCGGGCATACAACGGAACTAACTGGCTGGGGGCCGACCATATCTCGGCAGGCTACGGTAGTAACATCGTCGTAGGAGACGACGGAAACGGTTCGCTGTATTTCCTTGATCCTGACGGTGACACCGACGATGACGCCCTTGTCGGGGCAGAAACCCCACGGCCTTTTGATCGCGTAGCGATTGGACAGGTGGTGACTCATGGATACAACGCTCAACGTTGTTTTGGTGTTACTCTTTTGGGTAGTATCGGAGAGCAGGTATCGGATGACACCGACCTTCGGACGGTTAACCTGTCTATTTCTGATGACAGCGGCCACAGCTACACTGATTGTGGCGATCTGACCGTCGATGCCGAAAGCTACCAGACCCGGTTGAACTGGCGCTCTTTGGGGAGTGTCCGCTATCCGGGCCGACTCTTCAAGATCAGCGATAGCGGCGCTCTCAAGCGCATCGACTCGCTCGATGTTCAGGATGAACGGTAATGGGACTACGGCTTCAAGAACTCCAACAGCGTGAGGCGATCACCAATCAAGACGGGACTCCCTCGCAGTATTTCCTTCGTTACCTTAAATCACGCGGCGGAGCCCTAACGGACCTCGAAGCCGAACTCGTCAACAAAGCCGACAAAGCGACGCAAGTGATTGCTGGGACGGGGTTGGATGGCGGTGGTGATCTTAGCGCTGACATCACACTAGACGTAAACATGCAAGAGTTGCTCAACACGATATCGTCGACGCAAGGTTCGATATTGTATCGTGGAAGCACTTCTTGGGTCGCACTCGCTGCTGGAACGGCAGGCCAAGTCCTTACGACTAACGGCGCAGGCGCTAACCCTTCTTGGGAAACGCCGAGTGGGGGCGGAGGCGGAAGCACACCTTGGACGCTGATTTATTCAAATACGTCCATCACCAACCCCACGGCAAATATCGACGTAGACGTCTCCGGCTATACGGACGTCCTAGTTCTAGGCAGGACTGTCACAACGGCGTCATCTGCTGTTAGAGGTGTTATTGTTTCTGTGAATGGGGGCTCTTCTTATTATGGAGTCAACGGTGATTACGTCTTCTTGGCTAATACTGGCGCAGAAACTACGACTTATATAGGGCTTAACCACGAAACAGCCACTACCGCAGCCCGCTCTTTTGGGGGTGTGATTTACGGTATAAATGAGACTGGTTTGAAATACATGCAGGGTCTTGTGCAGAACGCCGTCCATCGTTACTTTGTGGCGTCAACTTCCCCCATTAACCGTATTAGGATTTGTGCCATGTCTGCTTCGACTACTTTTCAGAACATGACAGGCGGATCGGTTTACGTCTACGCACGATGATTCATAGAAGCTATGACGCCGCCTTACTTAAAGAAGCGACAGAGCCTTACGCCCACGAGCTTCACGGTTTCGACCCCGAGGCTTGGCTGGCCGACGAGCGGAACATCGCTCTAACCGACGACGGAGAGAATTACAACCTTCTAGAATATGAACTCCCCGGTATCTACACCGGGCATACGTTCTACATCAAACGAGGTCGAGCCGCTAAGGCTCATCTTCATGAAGCTCTCCGAGCGGCCTTCACCGAATTTCCGGTGGAAGTCATTCGGGGGCTAACCCCCATCAAGCTCGTCGGGGCTCGATGGATGGCTAGGCAGGGCGGGTTCAAATCCCACGGCGTCGTCCAGACACTTGTAGGCCCTTGCGAACTCTTCATCCTGTCTAAACACGAATACTTAGGAACCGGATAATATGGGCAGTCTTTTTGGTGGCTCTAAGCAGTCCAGCACTTCGTCGAACGTCAACAACTCGGCGCTTTCCTCGGCTCTGATGCCGACGGTGAGCGGTGTTGGCGATAGCTTCAACGCCATCAAGGCGCTGCTGTCTGGCGACACGTCGGGCTTCAATAACTTTAAGAACGCCGCTGGCTATAACTTTGCGGCCAAGCAGGGCACCCAAGGTGTTCTCGGTAGTGGGGCTGCCCGTGGTTTGCTTCGGTCGGGTGCAACCGGCAAGGGGCTTGTCTCGTTTGGACAGGGTCTTGCTAATCAGTATCTCGACAGCTATCTCTCGAAACTCACTGGTATGGGCCAGCTTGGTCTGGGTGCTGCCGGTGTTCTGGCCGACTCCGGGAAGGTATCGACCCAGAATTCTTCGTCGAAGAATGGCCTCGGTGGTCTGGTCGGCGGTCTGGCTTCGAGTATCGCCGCTTCCGATCCTCGACTGAAAGAGAACGTCATCCAGATCGGCCTGCTCGAAGACGGTATGCCGCTCTACAGCTACAACTACATCTGGGATAGTCCGGATGATCGTCAGATTGGTGTCATGGCTACTGACGTAGCCGAGAAGCGTCCGTGGGCACTTGGCCCTACGGTCGGTGACTACCAGACGGTCGACTACAGCAAGCTAGGGGGTGCAGAATGAGCCTGTTTGGTCTACTTCCTCAAGGGGTCGTAGAAGCTGTGGCAGCCGGAGCCGGGGGTCCTAACCCGATGGCACAGATGGCAGCCCCGCAGGTTCAGCCTCCCCAGCACTCCGGTATGTTCGGTTTGAAGGGCACCTTCCGTGACGTCCTCGGCGTTCTTGGTGATGCCTTCCTGATGAACTCGGGTATCAATCCTATCTATAGCGGTCAGCGCCATCAGGAGAAGATCGGCGACGCCCTTGCTGGGTTCGATCAGGACCCTATCGGCGCTATCCAGCGTCTTGGCGGTGTAGACGCAGCCCTCGGTCAGAAGTATTACGGGGATTACCTCGATAGTGCAGACCGACAGGCAGCCCTCGCACAGAAGACTAAGTCCGATGCGTTCACGCAGGAAGGTCAACTCTCGACCCGCTTGGGCGGTATGTTCGGTGCTGCGAATGAGTCGACTTACGGCCCGATGCTAGCTAACGCTCGCAAACGTGCGGAATCGCTTGGCATGGGACACCTACTGGACGGCCTGCCTGATACTTACGACAAGGCAGCCGTTGACGCTTGGGTCCGTGGGACGATGGAGCCGAAAGATCAGGCTAACATCGACTACCGTAACACTCGGGCGAGCCAGTTTGACGCCGAGCATCAAGAGCGTGTCCGTCACAACAAGGCGACCGAAGGGACTGCGGCTACTAACGCCGCTACCTCGCGTCAGCGCGCCGGAACCTACGGCAAGAAAGTTCAGAGCGATATCGAATACCGGGATTGGCGGAAGACGAATGCT